CCCCTATTAAAGACGAGCTTTAAGAGCTTACATAAACCGAATTAAATACGAATAAAATTAGCCAAATATTATTTAATTAAGACGTCTTAGATAGCCACACTGTAAAGTGCTTCATCTAAGTTATGGTACGATATACTTAGGATCAACAATCACCTTTATGGGTGATATGGCGACCATCGCAGTACGAGAAGCAGTGGCGTTAGGTGAGTATCCAGTGGGGATAGGTAGACGTATTGACCTGTTGGTACCTGCCGTGTTCGTATACAAATCACACGTAGTGATTTCTATAAGTTCAGGGTTAGTACCATCAGTCATTACAGCTTCCTTATCGCCCCAAAAGATAGGAGCACCATCAGTTATACCACTGATAAGAACAGGGTTTGTTGTTATGTCGTTATACGATAGTACGCCACCAGCAATGTTGTTGTTCGTCCCCTCGGGAATCGTTACGGTAACGACAATCCCGGGAGGGCGACGCGACACCACTGTCGGTGGACCAACCAACCAACCAAAAGAATGGTCGTCACCTGCAGCTTCATATACCTCAACATCATCTCCATCAGAACCTGATGCAGAAGCGGCGTTACCAGCGATGTAAATTTCAGTGCATTTATCATCAGCTGCGGTAATCGTCGCTCCAGCACCACGAATTAATGAAATATGAGTGTTGCTGAAATATGGAGTTACAAATTCCAAACATCGATTGTAGATAGTATCTATTTTGTGTCGGAATGAGCCGGCCGTGTTGTAAAGGGCGGCAAATTCTAAATTGATCAATTGAGAGAAAGAGGGGGCTTCTGGCGCTTTTGAGACTGCAGGTTTAGTCAATACAGTCATGGAGCCACCAAACGCTTTAGGCTCTACAAAAGCTTTGTAGCGCCTACTGCCTCTCCAAAATCGGTACAGATAAGAAATGTACTGAATTGGAGAGACAGTGGGAAGCGTTGTGACGGCTGTGAGTTTGCCAGGTGAGCCGTAGTTGGCAGTGTTAAAGCGCATGGCCCTATCATTACCAACGACTCCTTCTCCCAGGAGACCAAAACGACGGGTAAGAACCCGAAGGTTCTTGACATGTTCACCAGTAGCTGTGGCAGCTACATCGATAGAGGACGTTTCAGGTCCCGTAAACACATAATTTGAGTCATCAGACATCACCACGTTGAAGCCAGAATCTTGGAAATTTCCAAGAACCTGGGCACGTGGCAAGATCTGATAACGTTCCAATTGAGAGTTATTAAGTTGCGAAGTTATAAGAGTAGAATCATCTAAAGCAGGCACATAATCACTAAAATCGGCTACAGAGAAAGACATATCATCTCCCCCAGAAATGAAAACATTAACATCAATAGTATCAGAAACAGCAGAAGTAGTTCGCAAAGAATTGACAACACGTACATATAAAGTGCCAATCGTTGCATTAGGATCAGGTTGTTCAGCAAAATTATGAAGCATGCACCTACGCATTAAAGAATTAGCGGTGTATTTACATGTTAATGTTACTTGATCAGACGTACGAAAATCAATATTAGCAGTGTTACATTGAGTGAAATCATAACCAGTGGAAGTAAGTCCACCAGAAGGAACAAAAGCTACAAGTAATCGCCCAGAATGATATGCAGTTTTCGTGCATTGTACACGAATTTTAATAGGTCCATTCCATAACCTAAACATTGAAGCCACATAGGACAAGGCTCCATTATAGTACAGAGTATCGCCACCAACATACTTAGTGTTGCAGGCTCCGGGTGATACAGCCATTTTAAACAATTCAGTATTAGGCGCATCGGCGACCTTCCATTCGAATTTCGTGAGAAAGTTTTCGTGCTGTACTACATAGTTAATGTCCATTTCGTCCAACTGTGAGCCAAACACATCGAAACGGGTTCCAATCTCATTGGACACAGAAGTGCCCATAACAACGGAGTTGTCAACACCGTCGGAGTTTGTGAATCCGTAACCAGGTATTTGGCACATTTTGGACGTGTGGGTAAGGTTCATGGGCTTAGACAAGCCGACCATACTTGCGGCACCAGAGATTGCGTGAGCAATCCATGCCACTGGATTAAGATATTTGCCGATCACAGGTATTTTACTACCCATACCGGCAAGTTGCCCAATTAGGGAAGCTGGTGTGGAGACAACGCCTGTCATAGCGCGTGTTTCAGCTTCTCCTACTTGGGCACGAGGAAGGATGTCATCCTCGTCATCATAATCAGTGTCACTTTCCTCTGTGATGCTCCAAGTAGATCGTGCGAATCTATTCCTTTCACGAGCCGCTATCCAACGTCTAATTTTGGTAGAGAAACACTGCATATCACAATTGGGATTATTTGTATAAGTGCGCAATAAATTCATAAGATTAGTTGCAGAGCCAAAAACAGACGGCGCTGCAGTAGGTATAGACACAGACACATTTACAAAACGAGCATAAGCAGTTACAACACAATTACCAGAACGCAATTTATTAAGAACAGTGAGGCGAACCGTTCCCAAATCACCAAGTCCACGCGCCAAATCATACGCAGTAAAATAGCTTACATATGGAATTAACAATTCCCCCGAGTTCCCCGACGCCGCATCCAACACAAGTCTTGGAAAAACCGTTTTCGCAGCAAGAGAGGTATTCGCATTGACTCTGTCCCCACTCTCCGCTGCACTGCTGTAGGGAGCGAAATAGGCGAGCAGTCTTCCGGCTTGGAAGGTACTTGCATTTACAACGAATCGAACCTCGATATGGGCGCGCAGAAATGTAAAATGCGCCAATTTGTCAGGAATATTGGGGGAAGAGCTAATCAATTTTTCAGGAAAATTATAAGTAGCAATTTCAGAATTTTCAGTTTGGGTATCGGCCCAAGTTACGTTACCAATTACAACAGGACGAGACAAAACATCGGCAACAGTATGTTCGCGATCTTCAAGCGAACCAGAAAGAATATCTACATTAGGTAAAATAGGATTAGGTAAAGTAACAGATTGCAAAGCCGTATCATCAACAAATTGCATAGTTTGTTTCATATCAGTAGATGGCATAGGGTCAGCCATTTCAACGGTTGATGATATGGGTTGCTGGTTACTAGGATTTACATTATCAGTTACAGACGCACTACCAGAGTTATTATTATTATTAGAATTAGAATTCATAGTTATAGAGAATTAAAACACCGAAGGTTAAGACATTACTGTGCGGAAATATCGTCACCGACAACACCACGAGAACCACCAATGCTACCAAGAAATAGCATGTTACGAATGTTATTGTATGTATGTAGTGTAGGAAAAATGTTATGTTTTTTACAAGCATTATATATTAGTTTAGACCAGTGATTAAATATTTCAACATCATAAAGAGACAGTTCCATAAAAGCATTTTCACAGTTAGATTTACACAGGTCACCCTGATCGATATCTCCTCGCACCCAATAAGTCATTTCGAGAATCGTGTCCAAGTCGAGAGGCGCATCGTAACGCGCATGTCTGCAGACGAATTTCCTTTTGAGAAATTCGACCCCAGACAAATCTCGACTCTTAACGATTTCGTTTTTACCTTTAGACTCATCAGTGTAGGACATACCAATCCGGGTCATCATAGAAGAAATAGTAAATTGATTAAACAAGTCAATAATAGCATCAGAAATATTAAGAACATTATCATCACCATAAGAAATCATGGAAACATTACGAGAAAAAGACATCATATCATTAGTAATCATGAAATAAACAATACGCACACACAAAGAATTATACATAGAATTAAGAATAGTCGTCAACGGATTACCAGAAGGTTGAGAGTGGGTCCACATATACACAACAGAACCACAAATATGCACTGAATTAACGATTTCATCAAACAAAACACGACGGATCTTCCGATTTTCTTCACCATCGTCATAAAAATCATTAATAATATCTAAACAAGCAAACAAAATAGCAGGGTTAAGAGTTCCATCATAATTTGCAAAGTCACCAGCGACTACATTCTTACCTTTACGCTGTAAATAATTAGCTAGCTCTGTCCACTCATGCGAATACGCATTAATGCCCACAGCTACCTCATTATTTATACGATTGCACATAATATGTCCATTAAATCCAAGGAAATATTTGCGCACAGCAAGAATGTAATCCATTTGTCCAACGGAAAACACACGGGTTTTACCCGCAAGAACTTTATCAATAGGACGACGTTCAACTTTAAGAGTGTCAACCCACAAGTGGGGTGCACGAATGCCTTGTTTAGCCAATTCAATACGCTCATCAACGGCTTCTCTAAGCTCCGAGTTGTTCAGATCATATTCCAAATCACCAAGCCAGGTTGTTTTACCTGGTTTGTGAGATGAAACCTTATCTGACCAACCGAAGCCCGGAGAAGACCGTCGATTCATTGCGTTCATGAATTCGGCTTCAGTACCAGTAATAGCTTGTTCATGGGTGAGAACTTGCTTATACTCACTGGTAGCATTCGCTAACACAACACTCTTCAAGTCATCACGTGCCATATCAATAATATCTTGCGGAATAAATGTTACAGGTACACCGCACTTCTTCAATCCTTTCATAAGGGGGTCCACTCTCTCACCATCTACATAAATCGGTTTTAACGCCGACGGTAGGTGGCGAGCAGGACCAAACTCCTCAAAGATTGGAGAAGGGCGGATATCAGTCTTGGATGGTGCTCCAACAATCTTACTAGAGATGCCCAAGGGAATGAATTCCCCTTCAGGCATGGGTTTACACTGCGCTAAGCCTACTTCGTCGTTTACACAACTAGGTAGGCGAAATTCATCAACTCCCTCAGAAGTGAGAGCTAAAGCGCGGTCTAAATCCTCTCCAGTGATTGATGTAGCATATCCATAACCAGTAATACCAGCAACATGTATTCCGAGTATTTTCCTTTGGATTCCAGTACAATTTGCAACTAAAACAGAACCACAGTCACCTGCTGCAGTTTGGGAAGCATAAGTATAAGATTTACGAATATTTAACTGAATGTCATTACGAGTACGATGGTCGGTATAAATATATTTCAAACAATCACGAGCGACAACATTACTAATAGGTTCAACACGAAAAACAAAATTAGAACCAGCGGGCGAATAACTTGCGAGAATAGCAGAAGTAGTACGAAATTTAACAAGATCAGAAGAACGAACAAAATGTTTTAAAATATGACGATGGCAATGCAAAGAATTATCAGGAAACTGCAAAAGAACAGCATCCTTAAACTCACCAGAAGAATCAAGAATATCAAAAGTTTTAATAGAATCATAATCAAAAATATAACCAGTAGGCAAATGAGAATTAGCAATACGAATTTGTTTAAATTGAGAAAGAAATTGGAAAACATGCCAATTACATATAGCGATGCGACCTTTAATAAAAATTAAATTAGCAGAAAAATTTTGACCAACACCACCAATGCGATAAGAATTTGTAATAATAGAAGATGAAATTAACTCTTGAGCGTTCACATCCACATAAGCTTCTGTTGTGGGGAGATTCTCAACACGAATACTTGGCTTTGCTGCCGTAACAGCATCGCCCGACACAGAGTGTTCAACGCGAACAAGAGGTTTCGAGTTAGTTTTCACATCACCCGAAACCCCGTGTTCGACACGAACAAGAGGTTTCGAGTTAGTTTTCACATCAC